GATGGGTGAAAAGCCTTTATCATATCGCAGACGTGTAGCTGATATGTTCAAAAAATACAGTGCTGATTGGAAAGATATGGACTTGTCTGTATTGGGAAGCTCACTCGGTATAGCTGAACGTGCTATCTATGCTGACGCTATGTCTGCTGCTAATATGCCAGCATCTTATGGTGAAGGCGTATTGCGTGAAAGCACTACTCGTATGCGTGGGGGTACAGAAATTACTACTTTTACTGGCGACTCTAACGCATGGATGGGTCAATTTAAACTGCCTGGTTCTAAACTGGTCGGCATCAACACTAAAGGATAATAGACATGTCATTAAGTATTAACCCTATGCAAACTACCAATGCACTTGGTGGATTTAGTATTTCTTCAACTGGTTATGTTCAGGGTGAAGCTATTGATGAACCTGCGGTTCGTTATCAATTAGCTGGTGGCGTTATTGCTACTTCTGAAACTTTACCAATGTGGGGTGCAGTTGCACTTTATGAAAACCTACCATCAAACCCTGATTACACATTAGGAAACACTGTTGGTAGAGCATTAACTAACGCTGCGGTTGCTGGCTTTTCAGTATTCAATCAAGCACATGCTTGGATCAATACTCCACAATCTCCAGTACCAACTGGTCAAGCTGGTCAAACTGCAAATTTCTACCGTTTTGGTTCTGATGCTAAAATTCCAGTAGCTATTGATTCAGCATTTGCTGCAACTTTGGAAGCTGGCGCAACTAACGTACAAGTTAGCTGGGACTTTACTAACCAAAAATTGATTGCATACAGCGCAGGTATCGGTGCTTTACCATGTAAAATTATTGGTTTAAACATTGGTAACAGCAAAACTGTTTCTTACAGTGGTGGTAACGCTACTTGGAACAATTCTGGCTCTGTAGCCCTAATTCAAATCTAAAGGAATCTCAAAATGGCTGGAAATATTACTCCAAGTTGGATTCAGGTCAATCCTTCACTGGTACTACCTGAGTTACTTCTTCAATATCAACAAGCGTCAGGTGCTTTTGGCATGTTGCCAGAGGGTACGCCTATGGTACGTTTATCTGAAGGCGATCTTCAAGTTTACATCAAGAAAGTTGATGTAAGAACTAAAGTTGCCGCTGGTACTAATGCTTACAATGTATTGCCTGGTGTTGCTATAGCAGCACAACAAATCAATACACCAACTTATCTTATCCGTACTCAAGCTGATTATGACCATCATGATCTAGCAGCGGCTGGCAACTGGGGTATTTCACTTCCAGAAGCGCAAAGATTAGGTATGCGTCAAGGTATTTTCCAACAAATGCGTAATGCTTTATTGTACGGTTTTAACCCTGCAAATGGTGAAGGTATTTTAAACGCTGCTGGTGCTACTGCTGTCAACCTACCTGCTGACTCTAATGGCAACACTACTATCGTAACTTACGATAATGGTCAATTAGGTCAATTCTTGTTAGGTCAAATCGGTGCATTGAAAACTCGCATGATGCAAGTTGGTATGCCAGGTAAGATCACAATCACTACTCCACAACGTATTCAAGTTGCATTGACTTATACTGGTATCGTTCAGTTGACTCAATTCCAACGTGAAGGTGCTGGTACTGCAACTATCGCTGAAATGGTAGAAAAAGTAGCAAGCCTACATGGTGATGATGTTGAGTGGTTGTTGGATGATACTTTGATTGGTCAAGGTGCTGGTGGTACTGATGCTATCATTATCTCTGCTCCTACCATCAAAAAACCTGTCGGCACTCCTAACACCAACGAATTTGCTAAACTAGCCCCAGGCTTAGATGCAACTATGTTGATGTTGTCTGATATGGCAGCTCCAAAAGAAATCGTGTCACCATTGCCACAAGGCGGTACTAACATTATTTCTGAATTGCGTATTACTTCTGGTTGGGTATTGCGTCCAGAAGCCGTGACCGTTGTTAGTGCCACATATCAGTGATAATACTATCAACATAGTATTAATATGATACACTACCTCCTTATTTATTGAGGAGGTAGTTTCATGATTCATTATGTATATACACATGCAAAACCTGATACTGAGGATGAATTTGGTATTTTTTATGTAGGAAAAGGAATTGGACGCAGAGCAAGACGTTTTGCAGGGAGATCACCTTATCATAAAAACATGGTTGCCAAATATGGCAAAGAAAATATCATTGTTCGTATAGTAAAAGAATTTGAAAAAGAAGTTGACGCATTAGCTTATGAGATTGAGTTAATCAATAAACTTAAAGGAATGAATATTGAATTAGTTAATTTCACTGATGGTGGTGAAGGATGGGCTGGAGCATATCATTCTGAAGAAACAAAATTAATATTATCTGAAAAAAGCAAAGGTAATAAAAATTGTATAGGTAGAGTTTATACTGAGCAAATGCGTTTAAATATGAGCATTGCACAAAAAAATTCACCTAAAAAAGAAGCGGCAAATAAAAGCCAATCTGAAAAGAAAAAAGGTAAAAAACAAAGTGCTGAAACTATTGAAAAAAGAATTGCACCATTAAGAGGAATTAAAAAATCACCTGAGTTTTGTGCTAATCTTTCAGTAAAAATGAAAGGTCGTATTTTTACTGAAGAACAAAAAATAAACATGTCCAATGGGCAAAAAAATAGTGAAAAAGCAAAAGAAAATTTTAAAAAAGTAATTCAATCAAATATTGGAAGAAAAAGAAGTTCTGATTTTAAAGATAAATTAAGTATAAGGTTTAAAAATGTTCCTAAATCTGAAGAACATAAACGAAAAATAAGTGAAGCCCATACAGGTAAAAAAAGATCTTTTGAAACTAGACAAAAAATGGTAGAAGCTCACGCTAGGCGAAAAGAAAAGATAATACAAGATTCTCTTAATGTTGTATTATCTAATCAGGAAGATATATAGATAAGGATGTTTTGGGCGACCCTCCTTAAAAAAGAGGGTCAATCTTCTAATTAAAATAACCCCAAACATAAAAAAATGAAGTTATACGTTGCTAATACTAAAAAACAAAATGAGCATTTTCACTACCGTGTAATTGGCTCTAGCAAATTAATGAATCAGCATATTTCGGCTGGTCAACAAATTCAAATCTTTGGGGACATGCAACCTGAAGAAGTAAAAAGCATTATTGAACAACATGAGCAATACGGCTTTATTGAAGCATCAAGGATTAAAGGACAGCGTGATTTTGTAGGTTTATGCTACAGTGTAGATGCACCTGTTAAATTAGATTATATTAAATTGGCGTTTGATCTAAACGATAAGGTTTTAGATGAACGTGGTCAAGAAATAAGAAAAGCAGCGGCAATTGCGGCTGACCAATATATTGACCAACTAACACCTGGTGCTGTAAATAACACTCGATCATCAGTAATTGAAGAAGTTAGTCAAGACAAAGACCCTTCAATATCAGAAGGATTTGAAGTTTCACGTGGACGTAAGAGAAAATAAATGCCAACACTAGCAGGGTATCTTGATTATTTGCGTAATATTGTAGGTATAACTACTACTTATTTACCTAACAACAGCCCTGTTATTGCTAGTTCTTATGACATTGCTATTGAAATTGTAAATCTTCAATTGGCGGATATTAGTTCAAACATATATACATTATGTGTATATAACTTGGCGACAGATAATTTAATTAATTTTGCTCAGGATCAACCCGGTCAATGCTATTTTGTTGACCTACGGGCAAGTTTTAAGATAAATAGTTTTGTACCGGGTGTTATAACAGAATCTCATGATGAAAGCACAGGTCAATCTTTATTAAACCCAGAGTTTATGAAGAATCTGACTATGGCTAACCTTCAAATGCTCAAAACCCCATATGGGCGTAACTATATGGGATTAGCGCAATCCTACGGCACTTTGTGGGGTTCTACATGAAATTGCATTTGGGAATTGAGGAATTTCCTTATGGCGATAAAGGATCAATATCTACAGGAGATGTTGCTGAAATACTAGAAGGTAAATACGGTATTATGGAGCATTTTTACTATAATCATGAACAAGAAATATTGAATGATATTGCGGAAACATATTTAGGTATCACAAGCGGTACAGATAGCCGTAGTTTAGATAGCGATATAGCAATAGATTCAATTAATGAAAGATTTAGACGTTTTCTTGCTGATAAAGAGATGGATGGTCAAATAGATGGAGTTCCAACTAAAGCGTCATTACTGGGAAAAAGTATTCGTTTTAAAAGAAAAAAAGGTCCGGTACGTCCAAGTTTTATTGATTCTGGATTATATGAAGTAAATTTTAGAGCTTGGACAAATTCATGAGCATATTAGAGCAAGCAGGAACGCAAGGCTCACAAATGAGTGCGTCATTGTTATCTGGTTTAAATACTTTATCAGAAAACCAAGTAATAACTTTTAACCTGTACAAACAATTAATTTTACCGCTTGATGGGTTTGTATTTTGGGTTCGTGCTGATTTATTGGCAGATGTGCCACCAAGTCCTATAACTATACAAGTTGAAGGATCGTTACATTACAATTCTAATCAATCTCAGAATGAAGATGAAACTATAGCTGTTCAAAAAGTTATATTTACTACAAATCAGGAAGTTGAATCATTTAATTATGTAGAATCAACCTCCATGTATTTGGGGTGTTTTGAAAACTTAGAATTTAGTTTTACCGCTCGTACGATGTATTATAAACAGTCTGGACTGTATCATTATTATGGTGATGCAGTATTTCCAGCTATGCGCTCACAAATCATTAATGATATAGCACAATTATCTGATACGTCCCAAGTTGTTTCTAACAGCTTACCTATTTGGTTGGCGCAAGATGCCCTAATGCCCATATATCCAGCATATCTTGTCCCAACCAACCTAACACCACCGTATGCGGTTATAAATATTCTTAGTAATTCACAAAAAGCATTACAATCATTTCCTTATCTTGACAGCACTTCAAATCATTCGCAGTTGATTCAAGAAACTGTTAAGATAGTTATATATGGATTGCGAAATAACGTGGCTTTGGATTTTCAAGACTATATTTTATCAAATAGTCTGAATGATGAATTTGGTATTATGAATATGCCAATTATTAAGGATGAAGTGAGAACGCAATCTGAATTAAATGTTAGAGGCATGAAAAAATCAATTGAGTTTGAAATAAGCTATTATCAATCTGTTGCACAGGATATAGCACGTCAATTGATATTATCATCAATTCCAACCTATACTTTTATTTAATTAACACAAGGACAAGGCAATGCCACAATCTCCATATTATGTATCAAAAAATCAATCTAACGCATTAGCACCATTAGTATTAGATAACAATGGTAAATCGGTATTAGCTACTGGAAGTCTTAGTTCTTCTTTGAACGTAACTGCATTAACTTTGATTAAAGTTGGCGCTGGCAGAGTAGCTAAAGTTGTTGTAGTAACTGCTGGTTCAGCACCAGGTAAAATAAGCGATGTCGCTACTACTGGCGGTGTTGCTGCTGCTAACTTAATATTCAACATTCCAAACACTGTTGGTATCTATGAACTTGATTTCCCAATTGCATTGGGCTTAGTTGTAACGCCTGGTACTGGTCAAGTTGTTTCAATCTCTTACATCTAAGGATTAGATAATGAGCAATATAGTAAATGTAAATGTAAGCGTACAGGCGGCATCTGCTCCTAGTACCTTACAAGCAACAGGGGCGATAGTAACGCAAGGTGGAACTACAACTTCATCTGGTACTTATACTCTATTAACTAGCGCATCATCATTAACAGCAATATTAGCTGCACCTAAAGCCATTACTACAATGACTTGGACATTGGGTGTTGTCACTGCTACGGTTACAGGTGGTCATGGTTATCCAGTTAGTGCTAACCCCATATCAGCTACTATTGCTGGTGTTACGCCAACTGGTTATAACGGTACTTATTCTATAACTGTTACAAGTGCCACTCAATTTACTTACGCATTGGCTACAAACCCTGGTTCTTCAACAACACAAGGTACAGTAACTAATTATAATGCTGGTTTATTGACTAATTCAGTAGCTACATTTTTTGCACAAGGTACTGCTGGCAGTGTATATGTGTTGGAGTTAGGTTCTGGAACGGCTGCGGCTGGTGTAACAGCGCTACAAGCATGGATTACAGCAAATGCTGGCATATTCTACGCTTATTTGTTACCTGTATTATGGGACGCTGAAGCAACTACACTTGCTTTTGTAAATCAATATACAAGCGTATCAACAGCGGTTTATTTCTTCTTACCAGTTACTGCAACATCATGGGCAACTTATACTGGCGTTAAATCAGTTGTTATGGTGTCTAGTGCGCCAACATCAGCTTTAACTGAAGTACCATCTGCCGCACCATTTCATTTGATGATTGGATATGCTCCAAGTGCAACTAATTTAGTTACACAAGCGGCTTATTCTTACATGTATGGTTTGACAGCATGGAATGTTAATAGCACTTCTATTCCAACAATGGAAACTGCTAAAGTAAATTACATGGCTTCAGGTGCTGAAGGTGGCTTATCAAATGTTATCCTGAAAAAAGGTGTAATGGCTGATGGATCATCTATTCAACATAACTATTCAGTTGATTGGGTATACATCAACGGTAAAATGGCATTAGCCGCAGCAATCATTAATGGGTCTAATAGTGCTGTTAATCCGTTGTACTATAACCAAAATGGTATTAACAGGTTACAAGCATCATTACAAGCCATTATTAACAATGGCGTATCTTTTGGTATGCTTGGTGGTACACCAGTTGTTAATGCTACATCTTATGTTGATTATACAACTGCTAATCCAACTGATTATGCAAATGGTATTTATAATGGATTATCAGTAACTATCAGCACCCAACAAGGGTTCTTGACGATTACATTTAATCTTGTAATCTCTAACCTTGCACCATAGGACATATAAATCATGGCAAGTAATCCTTTAATAGCTCAGGGTACGCTTAACAGATTACGGGGAAGTGTTGTTGTTACCAACATACCTAACCTAACTGTTACTGCTCCTTATCTTGGAAAAGCAGGTATATCTTTAGCCCTACAAGGTGTAGCAACTACTTATATTGATACAATGACAGGCTCAGTTACTGCACCTGAACCGTATCAATTGGTGACTGTTGTTATCAGCACTTTAAAAACAAACGGTATTGCGGCTTTGTGGAAAACACAAATGGAAAATACTACTTTGTTGGGTGATATTGTTGTATCTTCTGATACTTTAGCTTTTCCATCTTACAAGCTGGTCAATTGTGCAATAGAATCCGTTGCTGATATGGCTTTCAATGGTACAACGGCTGAAGTTGCAATTACTGTAAAAGGTATTTACAACATCAACAATGATCTTTGGAATCTTGTATAAATATGAAAATCAATAAGGCAATGAACATCGTTGTCCCTGTTGATATTGATGGTGTGGAGTGTTTCGTTCACTCTACACCTATCAGTTTTGAAGTTTTTGAAAAGTATTTTTTGGTTATATCAAAAACTTTTTCTGAAATATATTCGCAAGGTCTTAGTCATGTAGCTGCGCCTAGAGTGGCGAGCTTGTTATTAAAAAAATGTGCTAGGGACTTAGGCGAATTAGAAAATGTTGAAAAAGGTCTAATTAACGAAATTAGAAGATTAACAAACATCGTAATGCCATCAGATAAAGGATGGGAAACTATCCCTTATTATGATGCTTTACAAAAGAATTTATTAAACGCACAAGATGCTGGGGAAATAGACGGTATCATCACTTATTTTATTGTAGCCTCGGCAATGCACAAGAAAGACAATTTGACCGGGGTCTTAGCACTACTATCAATGTGGGGTGCGTCAATAGAATACTTGAACGCTTCGGAGTATTGTCTTTCCTTGCCGATGTCGACAGGTCAAGAGAGTTCTGGCGTGATGGGCAACATCTCGTTAGTGCCGTCCTAGATTGGCTTTCCGATTCAGGTTTTACAGAATATTTTGAAGAATACGATATAAAATACAGTTCTGCCCAAGAATTTAGGCAGAGGCATATCATCAATCAATTAAAATCAAGTAGGTTTTATTAATGGCGTTAAAGAGCATTGTAGAAATTGATATTGATGATACCAAATTCAAAGAATGGTTGGCGACTGCTCATAAGCTAACCATTGGCATCAATGCGCCTACAGGTGCTACAACTTCTGCACCTTCATCTTCTTCAGCTACCACTTCTGCAACTACCACTTCCGATATTAAATTTAATGCTGAAAAAGAAAAACAGCATAAAAAAGATAAAAAGGAATGGTCAGAAACAGATACTTATAGAAAACAAGAAAGCCGAGCTCGTAAAGATAATTTAGAAGGTTTAAAAAACTTCACATCTTCTGTTGGATCATTCAGCGCATCATTAGCAAAATGGACAGCAGGTATTAGCACAGGTGTTGTTGTCGGTGCTGGGTTTGGCTATATGCGTGGTGCTAGAGAAACGCAAGATGAATTTAGAAGATCAAAAGAGTTAGGCGTTAATGTAGGGCAAATGAAAGCTCTACAAGATACCTTAGAACCATTAATGGATGTAAATACAACTTTAGCTAATTTTGCTGAAGCGGCTACTAGCACTCTAAAAAATGTATCATTAAATCTTTTGTCACAAGAAGAACGCTTAGGCAAAACACCTGCTGAAATGATGCTTGCTATGATCCCCAAGCTAAAAGCAGAATTAACCAAAGTAGGCGCAAATGATATTTCTTTGCAACAATACATGGAAGCAAATAAAATTACTGATTTATTTAGCATGGACGCTATTAAATCATTAAAAAATAATTCAAATGAATTTATCAGTAGTTTATTAGAATTAGCGCATACTAATGTTAAAGCATTAACGCTTACTGACAAACAACAACAAGATTATGCTAAGTTAAATACTGCATTTACAGTAGAAATTGATAAATTTACCCAAGATTTAAAAAGATTAACCGCTGATCTTGCTCCTGAAATTACCACTTTAATAAAACAATTTTCAACATTTGCAAGCGATGTAATGCACACTGGTACTTTTAAAGATTCTATTGTTAAATTGGGTGATGGAATTAAAGGTGTAGCTGATTACCTTGCAACAGGAAAATTACTTCAATCTCTTAAAGATTTTGAAGCTGGCGTAAGAGGCATTACTAACTTTTTTGGTTTGACAACAAAATCTGAAACTATGGCAGGGGGTAATGGAGGCTCTGGAGCTTCTAGAAATATTAGAAATAACAACCCTGGCAATTTAAAATTTAATGAATACACTAAAGGTTTAGGTGCTACAGGACAAGATGAAGATGGATTTGCTATTTTCTCTTCAATGGAAGCTGGTGCAAATGCACAAAGAACGCTTTTAGAGAATAAATATAAAAAAGGTCTTGATACCATTCACAAACTTTATTATGGTTCTGGATCAACAAAAGGTTGGTTAGGTAGTGGAGCTGATTTAAAAGATGCACCTTCTGCTATTGCTAATGTCATAAAAATGACAGGCATTAAAGAAAATCAACAAATTACGCCAGATCAGTTAGAAGCTATTAGACAAGCTATGGCTAGAAATGAAGGCAATATAGGCGGACAATCTAATACCTTAAGTTCATTTACTAAAAATGACGAAAGTAACAAATTAAATGAAATTAATAAAGTAAATGAATTTACTAAAAATAATGAATTTACTAAGGTAAATGAACTTAATAAAAATAATGAATTTACTAGAGTAAATGAACTTAATAAAAATAATGAAATTAATAAATTAAATGAATTTACTAAAAGTGGTGAACCCAATGCCGCCATTACGCTTACAGAAGGCATGGTAGATATATCTTCTGCATTTATAAGTAGTATTCTTCATGGAATAAGTGATCTTACAGGTAAATATGTATCACATAAAATTGATACTGCACAAACCAATGTTGGCAAGTTAAAAGATATACTTACTCAACCTATTATTAATCTTAATATAACATCAAATATACCAGCTAATTATAATGCGACAGGTGCAACGGTTGCATCACAGGTCAGAGGGCAATAAATGAGTACAGCGTTAAGGACAGCATTTAGACTTGGCTACGAAATTTCACCTATTATTTTAACCAATGGTATTGCAAAATTAATTGGTGGCTATTTACCCATTGTAGCTTTAACTGAAGCACCTAGTTTAGTTTCAGGACTGTTGCAAGGTAACGGTTTAAGCGCACTAACTAATGTTGACCAATATTTTGCCCATTGGATGCCTCTAGCAGGCTCTACATTGATTAAAAATGAAATAGGAAGCTATCCGTTTGCCAATCAAATTATTGCGGCTAATGCGATCATTAAACAGCCTAATAACATATCTATGTTAATGGTGTGTCCTGCACAAAGAACAGGTGGGTATGCTACTAAATTGGCAACAATATCTGCATTAAAGAAAACATTAGATTATCATCATCAAAGCGGTGGCACATATACAGTTGTTACACCATCTTATATTTATACGGGTTGCATATTAACTGCAATGACTGATGCAACAGGTGGTGAATCTAATCAAGTGCAAACGGCATGGCGATTTGATTTTGTGCAACCCTTAATAACACTTGAAGATGCAGGATCATTTAGTTCTTTTATGCAATCTTTAGAAGGTGGACTACCTATTGTTGGCAACCCAACATGGTCAGGATTGCTTGGAGCAATAATTTAATGGCGACTATTTCTTATTTTACTTTTAATCCAACTGCGCTATCTAATTTTAGCTTTCAACCTATTTTAGATGGTCAAACTTACACAGTGCTTGTTAATTGGAATGTTTACGGTCAACGCTATTATATTAATATTAGTGATTTGTACGGCACATTAGTTGTATGTTTACCTTTAATTGGCTCACCAGATAATCAAAATATATCAATGACCGGTGGTTATTTTACAAGTAAATTGATTTATAGAAATAGCTCTGGAAATTTTGAGGTGATAAGTTGAGATACTACAGTATTCAGCTTTTTAATTCTCAAGGCTTACAGTATAAAAGCTACAATAGTCAGGATAGACTTGGCAATCCAATTATGTCTGCCCTAAATGTAGAGTTTGATCTACAGGTTGTCAGTTATACTATTGCTACAAATGCCTCTTATGTCAGAGTTTGGGGTATTCCTATTGAAGATATATCACAGGCTTCACAATTAACTGGAAATAGTGTTTTAGTATGGGCAGGTTTTCAAAAAGGACTACCCTTAGCAAATCCCAATCAAGCTGGATTAATAGCAAGTGGCAGAGTTGTCCGATCATTTGCTAATTGGATTGGTACTGCCATGACTCTTGATATGATTATTCAGTCAGATACAGGCACTAAATATAATCCATCTAACATTGTTATTGAATGGAAAAAAGGTCAGACTTTAACACAAGCATTAACTCAAACATTAAATAGAGCGTACCCTGGTCTTTATATAGACATCAATATTAGTTCTAAATTAGTATTAGGCAGTGATGTTACTCATTTTTGTGCAACATTAAATCAGTTATCTCAGTATGTTAATGCTATTAGTTATGACATTTTAGGTAATTCTTACAATGGAATAAGTATAAGTAGAGTTTTAAACTCCATAATTATTTGGGACGATACAAGTAGCACAGGTAAATCAACAGTAAATCTTAAATTTACTGATCTTATGGGTCAACCCACATGGATTGATGCGGAAACCATACAAATAACTTGCCCTATGCGAGCAGATATAGCCTTGAATAGTTATGTTACTTTGCCAAAAACGCCAATCATAACAATACCAGGTTCTATTAATGCCACAACAACAGGTGGGATTATGCAATCAAGTGTATTTCAAGGTCAAAATCTACGGGTAATAATGGTACGGCATACAGGTAATTTTAGAAGCCCTGATGCTCACGCATGGATAACAGTTATAAATGCCTGTTTGACTAGCCTAGAAAATGTATGGACACCATTACCTACGGTATTACCTACAAGTTCGGTTGTTACTACTCCATTGTTACCATCAATACCTATCGTTACTGAAATATTATGAGTGATAATACTTACAAAACACCGCTCAATAATTCGTTAAACATCTTTGCTGATGGCAAGATAGATGCGGCTAACGCAATGAATGGTAAATCATTACCTTGTTCTGTTGTATCAGTTCAAGGTGCAATGATTACCGTTAAATTTGAATTAAAAACTGACACAACATATACATTGCCACAGGTAACAGTACCTTTAGCTGGTGCGGAATATATCCGTTACCCTATTAAAGAAGGGGATAAAGGTTTTGTAACAAGTGCATCTGCTAGTTTGTCAGCAATGAGTGGGCAAGGTGATAACGCTTCATCACTTGTGTTACAAGGAAATTTATCAGCATTAGTGTTTATCCCGTTTGGTAATGTTGATTGGAGTCAAGTAGATATAAATGCAGTTACTGTTTATGCACCAAATGGTGTAGTATTAAGGGATACTGATTCAAATTCTGCTATTACATTAACGCCTGAAAATATAACAGGACATGCTGAAACATTAATTTCATTAACGGCTGGGACTAGCCATTTTAGCATGAATTCTATAGGCGAAATTTCATTAACGGCTGGGACTAGCCATTTTAGCATGAATTCTATAGGCGAAATTTCATTAACAAACGGCATTGCTACCATTACAGTGAATAGTACAGGTAGTGTCAATATGACATGCCCTCTAATGACAATAACCTCTAATGTTTTAATAACTGGAACTTTAACGGTAATTTAATATGAAAGTAGCAATTAGCAATTCTTTATCTGAAAGATTTACAACATCCACACATGGTGGGATTATGATTTCAGCATCAGGTTCATTTATACAAACAACAGATGGATCAGTTTGTATAGAAACAGATATGCACGCTTGCCCTGTGGCGGGGCATGGAGTGACTGATTTATATCCTGAAACATGTAGTTCGAAAGTTAAAACAAATGGATATAGAGTTGCTTTAGCAGGAAATCCAGATACAGGCTCAGTAACTAAATGTGGAGCAGTTTTATTAGAGGATATATCCGCTTCTGGATTAGAGTTCTTATGAGAACTTGGGGAAGAGTAGCTGGCTCAACAACTTGGCAAGAAATAACTACTGATAACAATGGTTTAAATGATGCAGTTATGGTCACTACATTATGCCAGTGCTTAAAACTTAATATTAATGAATCTCCATTTTGGGCAAATTATGGAATCAACGCACAGCAATCAGTGGTGACTAGCGTATTCCCTGATTTCTATGTAAATCAAACACAAGCACAGTTTTCAGGGTATTTTGCTAGTTTAGTTATTTCAAAAGATACAACCCCTATTCCTGTTTACAATGTAGCCATTACGCTTCATAATGGAGCTAAAATAAATACACAGGTTGCTCAATAATGTCAATACCTACAGTTGTTACAAAAGCAGGGTTACAGCCACAAGCACCCTCTGCTTTATTAGCTCAATTACTTGCTTTAGTAGCTTCAACAACACCGGGCTATACTGCTCAATTGCCTGGTTCATTAATTGAAGATATAAGTTCTACCGATGTTGGAGCAGTTAGCATTATTGATGCGGCTAGAGTTGAGCTGGTTAATTCATTAACCCCATATGGTGCAAATGAATTTTTATTAAATCAGTTGGGTCAAATCTATGGTGTACAAGCTGATTCTGTCACCAATACAAGTGTAAATGTTATTTTTACAGGATCGGTTGGATTTATTATTCCTGAAGGGTTTGTAGTATCTGATGGTACATATCAATATGTAGTGCAATCAGGTGGAATAGTAGGGTCTGGTGGTGTAACTGTTGAGCTATATTGTTTAGCAACGGTAACAGGCTCATGGGCAGTACCTATTAATACTGTTAATCAATTAATTACTTCAGTACCCACCTACATTACATTATCCGTTAATAATCTTATTGCCGGCACACCAAGTTCAGGTGTACAAACAACTGATGACTACAGAGCGCAAGTTATTAATGCAGGGCTTGTTGCAGCTCAAGGTATGCCAACCTATGTCAAAACATTATTGAATAATGTGGCTGGTGTTCAATCTCGATTAGTTTCTATTCAACAGCAAACTGTTGCAAATGGTGGTGGCTGGAAAATATTAGTAGCTGGTGGTGATTTATACGCACAAGCCTATGCAATTTATCAAGGGTTGTTTGATGTATCGCTATTGGTTGGTTCGGTACTTAATGTTACAGGTATTACCAAAGCAGCGGCTGGTGTAGTAACAACTAATTTGAATCATGGATACACTACAGGGCAAGTTGTTTATATCAACGGTATAGTAGGCATGACGGCTTTAAATGGCATACCTTTGACCATTACTGTTATTAGTTTAAAAACATTTAGTATTGGCGTTAATACAACGGCTTATCCTACTTATGTATCGGGTGGTATTTGTACGCCAAATTTAAGAAATAATAGTATTTCAATTATTGATTCTCCAGACACTTATACAGTTACTTATGTAACTCCACCACAGCAAATTGTAACTGTTGGTTTTGTATGGAATTCGGTAGCTACTAATGCTGTTACTAATAATGCAGTATCTCAGTTAGCTGCACCTGCATTGGTTGAATATATTAATAGCATTACAGTTGGACAACCTATTAATATATTCACCATGCAAACTGTATTTACAGCATCTATTGCAACATTAATTCCTATTAACTTAATAACTAGGATGGTTATTAACGTGTTTATTGATGGCATTTTGACTGCCCCTGATGCTGGTACTGGCGCAATATCCGGTGATATTGAAGGCTATTTCTATGCGGCTTCAAATGCCATTACTATTCAACAGGGATAAGTAATGCTAACTAAAATCCTGCCATCGTATTTATATACTCAGTATGCTGATGATGTAAACTTACAAAGTTTTGTAAGTGCTTACAATACAATGACGCAAGAATATTTAGATTGGTTTAATAATATCAATCTTCCTATTTATACTGTGCAATCAGGCACTATGCTAGATTGGGTGGCAACAGGATTATATGGCATACCTAGACCAACTATTGCTAATGGGTTTTTGGCATGGAGTGCGCCATTAAATTCATGGGCAATGAATACCATACCTTTAAACGGTATTGATGAAGCACCTGCTGGTACGCCACAATATATAACTGATGATTATTATAAACGTATTGTTACTTGGTTTTTTTACAAAGCTGATGGGCAAGTATTTACAATTAATTGGTTAAAACGCAGAATTGTACGTTTTTGTCTTGGTTTTGATGGTTCTTCTCCAGCCATATCTACAACTCCAAATGTAAGCGTTGTTTTTTCTGGAAGTCTTGTTACCATTACTATTAACACAAATATTTCAGTAACTACTTTAGTTTCCGCACAATATGGACGTATTCAATATGGCGTTACGCATTATGGAGAAACTGAAGTTACTTCAGTAAATGTTATCACAAGACCTTCTGCTATAATGTTAAAAAATGCTATTGATAGCGGTATTTTGCCGTTACCTTTTCAATTCACTTATCAGGTAAATGTAATATGATCGGTTTAGAATTAACTTCTAATTTTGCCAAAACGGTATTAGCTTCTCCAATAAATGCAAGTGCTACAACTATTACTTTGTTTCCTGGTGCTGGAGCATTATTTCCTAATCCATCTGGGGGTAATTATTTTAGAATATTAATTACTGATATTGCTACATCTAATTACAATGAAATTGTATTATGTACAGCTAGAAGCGGTGACGTATTAACAGTAACTAGAAATGCAGAAGGGACTTTAGCTAGATCGTGGTTGGCTGGGGATATTATTGAAAACGTACTTACGGCAGGGGCATTTTCAGAATTAAGATCACAAGGTTTAAATAGTGATACTGCTATTGGAGCATTATCATTAGATTCAGTTACAACTGGTGCTAATAACTCAGCAGTTGGTACTTCTTCATTACAAAGTATTACAACTGGTTCTGGTAATTCAGCTTTAGGGTATCAATCTGCTAGATACCTTTCCAATGGTTCTACTGCTTTGACTATTGCGACCAATTCAACTTATATTGGAAGCAATACAAAAGCATCTGCTAATAATGTAACCAATGAAACAGTGATTGGTTATAACGCAATTGGTTCTGGAAGTAATACAATTACAATAGGTGGAAGCGCAGTTACTGGAACAGTTATTCCTTATGGTACCTTAAGTATTGGTGGTAATCCTTCAGCGACAATTACTCTAGCCCTTCGAAAAAGTATTACTGGCGGAACTTCTGGGCAGGGTATACGCAATACTGGGACGACCCTATCCGATGTTACGATTGAAAGTATTGGCGTGCTTAATATACTTAGCACTCAGGCAGCTTCCTTTACTTTAACTGATTATGAACATTTTTATGCTTCTCAGGCAACTATAGGCGCAGGATCAGCTGTAACAAATCAAAGGGGTTTTTATGCGCCACTTAACTTAATTGGGGCAACCAACAACTACGGTTTCTATGGCAATATAGCCTCTGGTACAGGCCGGTATAACTTATATATGGCTGGCACTGCTGATAACTATTTGGCGGGTAGTCTGGGGATTGGTAGTGTTACTTCTGCTGGACAAATTTTTCAAATTAATAAAGATTTAACAGGTTCAACTGGATCAACGGGAATCGGAGTAACATCAAGCGTACAATCTGATGTTACTGCACAAGCTGCTTTCTTTTCAACTTATGCGGTAACACAAGCTGCAACATTTACCCTTACAGCATTGAAGCATTACAATGCCAATCAAGGGGCTTTTGGGTTAAATTCAGTTGTATCTGCACAATACGGTTATTATGTTGACTCCACCCTCACAGGAGCAACCAACGACTACGGCTTCTATGGAGCTATCCCTGCAGCTACAGGTCGCTATAACCTCTACATGGGGGGTACTGCTGATAACTATTTAGGTGGACGGTTGGGGATTGGTACAACGTCTTTATCTGGGAATATACTTAGCTTAGGTACAAGTTTAACTGGTACTACAGCATCTAATGCTGTGAAATATAACGGTCAAATAAATTCAGATGCTTCTATATATGCAATAATTTATAACTCAACGCCATCTATACAAGCCTCGGCAGCGTTAACAAATGTTTACCATTTTGATGCCAATCAAGGTACTAAAGGGGCAGGAGCGTCTATAACAGCACAATTTGGTTTTTCGGCAGAATCATCACTCACAGGCGCAACTAATAACTACGGTTTCTATGGCGCTATAGCCTCAGGTACAGGTCGTTATAATCTCTATATGGCTGGTACTGCTAATAACTATCTTGGTGGCTCTTTAATAACAGCAGGACTTAAAGCTACTTCAGCAGCAGCCCCTACTATAGCATCAGCAACAACTATTGCGCCTACCACTCAAATAACTTTTATATCGGGTACAACTGCAATAGCTACTATAACTGCACCAAGCCCAATATCACTGGGTGGAGGACAAATTACGCTCATTCCTACAGGTATTTTTACAACAACTACAGCAGGTAATATAGCACTTGCTAGTACAGCAGTTGTCGGTAAAGCCTTGATTATGACGTATGACGCTACCACAACTAAATGGTATCCATCTTATTAATTTTTTAATTACTAACTAAGAGAACACTATGAACACATATAACTACAAAGTATCTGATTTACAACGTGACAAAGACGGCATCATTATCGCCGCTTCTTTTACTATCACTGCTTCTGACGGTACTGATTCAAACACTCATAACTACAACACTGCTTTTGCTGCGCCAAAAAGTAAGACAACTGATTATTCTAAAGTAACTGAAGAACAGGTAATTGGTTGGATCAAAGCTATGTTCGACACTAAAGATGATGAGGGTGTTAGACAAAACTCACTAGAAGATCAAGCTGATGCTGAACTAGAAGCATTTAAAGAACGTAAAGCTGTTAAATCTGGCACTCCGTGGTCATAATAAGTTTATAAATTCAATCATTTTTAAAGATGCTATTATATAATAACTACATATGAAATTATATATTTGTAAATAACAAGGACGCATGTAAATGGCAATGCTAGAGATTTTTTCAAATAATGCAATAACAACAGTTGCAACGGGTGGCTTATCTATATCGGCAACTACGCTTAATTTAGCATCGGGTACAGGTGGTTTATTCCCTAACCCTGTTGTTGGCACTGAATTCTTTAGATTATCATTAACAGATGTTGCGACTAGAACTGCTCATGAAATAACTTATTGTACAGCTAGAAGTGGCGATGTGTGTACAATTGTAAGAGCGCAAGAAGGCACAACTGCTCAAGCATGGTTAATAAATGACATCGCTGGTCATTTTGTTACTGCTGGTACAATGACGGATTGTGTACAATTTGCAGGGGTACAAAACAATACTTATATTTCAGCTATTGATACAGGTACTGCTAATGTCTATAAAATAGCATTAAACCCTTCAATGCCAACTAGCCTTGAGTTTGCAGAAGTAATATTTAGAGTATTAAACACCAACACTGGCGCATCTACTTTACAAATTAATTCTGGTACTGTTTATACTTTATATGGTTTGAATGGTACTGCATTGCAAGGCGGTGAATTGGTCGCTGGCGGTGAGTGTAAAGCAATATTTAATGGTACAAATTATTATATTGAGTATTGTACTACAGGCGCATTACAAATTGTAGATGGCGCACAAACACAGCAAGCGTCTAGTTTTGGACAATTAACCACAGCTATTACTGGCGTAACCACAGCCATTCAACAAAACGCTTACATTTATGGCGCAGATACAGGTACAGCCAATACTTATAAACCAACTATTACTCCTGCGCCAACAATAACGGTTGGTTCTGAAATAATGTGGTCTGCGGCTAATGCAAACAGCGGAGCGTCTACTTTACAAATAAATGGAACAGGCACTATTTATAATTTATACGGATTTGCTGGTATTTCTTTACAGGGCGGTGAAATTGTTGCCAATGGTGAATGTAAAGCTGTTTATAATGGTACTCAATTTATATTAGAATACTGTACAGGTGGCGCATTACAAATTGTTGATGCAATTAATTCACAACAAGCCTCAAGTTTAAACCAAGTAACTTCTCTTATATCAATAAGTGTTCCACCTCTTTTATTAATGGCTCAAGGAATAATTTAATATGTCAGCATCAGCCCAATATGCAGCAACTCCCGTATTTGGAGCAGCACTACTAACAACAGCAGATACTTCATTGACTGCACCTACAACTGTTGGAACAGTTTTAACGGCTGGTTCGAATGGCACTCGTATTGATTATATTGATATTCAAGGTGTAGCAAACACAGTGGCAGGTATTGTTAATCTGTTTATTTATGACGGTACAACCTATCATTTATGGCAACAAATACCAATTGTCGCAGTAACATCAAGCACCACAGCAACGGCTTTTAACACTACAACATCAACTAATAATTCGCCAAATGTTATGCCAATGATTATTCCAACTGGCTATTCATTAAGAGCAACAACAACTATTGCTCAAACTGGTGTAAAGGTAATCGCTTATGGAGGTAACTTCTAATGAATAAAGGTACATACGGTTATCCTTTACCGCCTAATGGTTTTGTTCGTGTTGCTCCTTCAGAATGGAAGCAATACAAATTAATTACTACCACAACATCAACTGAAACCGTACCACAAAATGTGTTTCAAATAGGCGTAGCTGTTTTTGGTGGTGGTGGTAATGGTGGTAGCACAGTAGCTGGAGGAGGTGGTGGTGGATTCGCTTTTGGTATTGTTGATGTAATACCAGGTCAATTACTGCCAACAATTACTATTGGAGCAAGTGCTGGTACATCTTCATTTGGCACATTATTGTCTGCTACAGGTGGAACAAACGCTGTAACTATTACACCAGGTACTGGTGGTTCTGGTTCTGGATCATCGCTTCTTCGTGGTTTTATGACGGCTTCTGGTGGCGCTGGTGGTTCTGGCAATAATGGTGGTTCTGGTGCTGCTGGTTCTTTTTATGGAAATGGTGGGGCTGGTGGTTCTGGTGTTTCTGGTGCTTATCCTGGTGGTGGCGGTCTTGGTGGAGGAAATGGTGGCGGTGTTATGGCATCCGGTGCTTATGGTGGCGGTGGTGGCGTAGGTTTTGCAGGTGGTGACTCCAATTCTGCCGGAACTTATGGGGGTGGTGGTGGAACATCGTCAAAAGGTGCTCTTGGAACGTCTGGTGGAGCAGCAGGAGGAATGGGCATTGCTGGATTAGGTGGAACAGTCACAACACAGGCTACAAGTACAAATTTAATATCACCATTTTTACAGTTAATAACTAAATCATTAGGTGGTGGTGGCGGTGCTGGTATTGCAGCCGCAAGTGCTGTGTTTTCTGGCGCAACTGGCGGAGGGGGTGGTGGTAACGGTGGTAATGGTGGTTTTGGTGGCGGTGGTGGCGGTGGTGGTAATGGTGGTTTTGGTGGCGGTGGTGCTGGTGGAGGAGCGATAGGGGGTTTAGGAGGCGGTGGTAATGGTGGTAGCACAGGCGCAGTAATATTGTATTGGACAGAAGGTTATTAAAATGACAAATTACGCTAGAAATGTTAATGACGTTGCCGTTGATGTAACAACCACAGACCCAACCACTATTTACTACCCAACTGTTGCTGCTGAGTTTATTATTGTGCCAGCAGATGTTCAAGATGGATGGTTGTATAATGAAACAACTAAGAAGTGGAGTGCGCCTCCACCTGTGCCTGTGCCTCCAACTCCTGAGCCTGTGCCTCCAATAGTAACAGCGGTTCAGTTTATGATGCTGTTTTATCCACAGGAGCAGGCGTATATTCAGAACTCAACAGACCCTATAGTAAAAGTGTTTTGGACTCGTTTTCAAGATATTAGGGTGACTGAAGTTAATCTTGCACTTGATTCTATGAGCCAAACGCTGGATTATTTATCAGCAACTAATGTTGAGCCAGCTTTAACACCTCCTGCTCCCTATTTAGCAACAGGTCGTAAAGCTCAAATTTTAACTGGTCAACCGATTTAGTCAGTAACTCCGTTTGGCGGCTTTATGCCGCCTTTTTTAAAGGATTTTATATGAATTCTGCTCAATACGGGAAAGCTGGATACGGTCAATTTTATTATGCAAAACCTGAATTTAATTATATTGGAAGAGTAGCTAAATTAACTATTAGTGAATCTTTTGAATCAGCAATAATTATTTATGAAAATATAAATGTTATTATAGCTATTAGTGAAGAATATCAAGCAGGGATGGTGGTGTACCAAGATGCAATTTAATAATCAATATCTTATTGGCAATTCAAGCGTTTTAAACGCTAATATTACATCTAATAGTATATTGGCTAATCCCTCTACTTTAACGCTTACTGTTGAAATGCCTGACGGCACAATCACAACATATACTTATGGTGTTGGAACATTTATTACCCGTGTTGCTACAGGTGTTTATAAAGCAACAGTTAATTTAACCCAATCGGGTTACTGGAAATACAGATGGGACTCAATTGCGCCAAACGGTGCCGTTGAATCAACTTTTTGTGTAACACCAAGTATTATCCCATGAAAATAGATTGGTCAGAAGCATCTACTAAGCGTGGTTTAATATGGCTAATTACAGCCATTGTAGGCACAGTATTCTTATTTATGGGCAAACCTATTGACCAATTATTAATGTTGGCTACAGGTGTTGCTGGTGGACTTGGTGTCATACTAAAAGATTGATATGCCCTACTTATTTGTCGCCATTATTATTGCAAGTTTTGCTTCCGGTTATGGATTTGCTTATAAAGTATCGCAACTGGAAATTAAAGAAATGGCAGATAGCATTGCCACACAAAATCAAGAAGCAGAAGCACTGCTTGCCACATTGACTGAAGAAGCTAAAAAAGCCAACGCAAAGGCTTTACAGCTTAATAAAGAATTGGAGGACGCAAATGAATCAGCTATCAAAGCTATTAATACTCAGCGTGATGATTTTAAATCTCAACGCATGTACGACAACGGCAGGAAAAGTAGTCGTTGCACCACAGCCAAAAGTGATAATACCAAAACCGTTATTCGAGCCGATGAAAATAGATACGAACTTTCAGTGGAACTTACAGAATTTCTCAAAATGGAAGCCTATCGAGCCGACCAAATAGCATCTTATGCTCAACTATGCCAAAAATTTATTCAAGGATTAAACCGTGACAGATGATCTCAACATTAGGCTTGTAAAAGTGGAACAACGACTAGATAGTTTGTGCCGTGAATTAACTGAAGATAAGCTGGAAAGTAAACGCCAATATGAACGTATTTGTGAATCTTTGGATATTTTAAAAACACAGTCTGCATCAAATAAAGGTTTTTTTGGTGGCGTAGTCTTTGCTGTTGGGGCAATTTTTGCATTTATAGCGTACATCATGGGCGTTAAATAATGACAAATAATTTAAAAGCATTTTTAACTATGATTGCAAAGTCTGAGGGAACTCAAGATATTGGAAATAATCAGGGTTATGATGTAATTGTAGGAAGTACAAAAACTAAACCTCATCTTTTTAATAATTATCAAGATCATCCTAGAGTAGTTATTAATTTAGGAAAAGGTTTAAAATCAAGTGCAGCAGGGCGTTATCAAATTTTAACTCGTTATTATGATGTTTATAAAAAACAACTTAAATTGCCTGATTTTTCACCAGATAGTCAGGATAAGATTGCTATTCAATTAATTAAAGAATGTAAGGCATTATCTTTAATTGAAGCTGGTGATTTTGCTAATGCTGTTAAGGCTTGTGCATCAAGGTGGGCAAGTTTGCCTGGTGCTGGATATAACCAGCATGAACATAAATTAGATGTATTAAATAAATTTTATGTCGATGCTGGTGGCATTGTTAATGTTTAAATAATCAACAATGATTAAGAAAATACACAATAATTGATATTAATGTAGATACAACCATACCCATTATTAAATATAAATTTTTAATTGCCTTTTCCAGCTTGTAAACATCATAAAGTTTCATCGCATATCCTCACCTAGTTTTTGCAAAATAGCATCATGCTCATCCATAAGAGCATCAACCGTATCTTCAATTTCGTTAAGCCGTTCTACCAATTTAATGTGTTTTTGTAGTTTGTAATAACCTTTATCATGTAAACAAGCTTCATAACTACCATCAGATGATGAAAGCCAATGACTCGCTTGAGATTTTATTTGCTCAAGCCGTTTTTTCATTATTTCAAGATTAATTATCATTATTGCCTCCAATGCCGTGACACTTCTCTGCATATAAAGCACCATCTTTAAAACCTTCTCTGTAATCTTCACTACCGCAGAAATCCATAATTTCCAATCCCAAAGGCTCACGTTTTAAATCATGCTCTGCTTGTGCATAACCTCGTTGGTAAGCTTCACGCTGAGTCATAGGATCGCGTTTTGCATCTTCTACACCTTGTCGGTAATTAACCCAATCTGGTTTAAAAGGCTCTTTCTCAGTCTGCTCAGGTTGGGCGAGTAGTTCTTGTATAGCTTCATCAATACGATAATGGATGCCGATAGGAACACAGTATTCGCACCACGAATCTGAACAATCTTTTAGTTCTAATAGTACAGCCAGTGCTTTATTTAACAAATCTCTTTCAGCACTCATAATCTTTTTCTCAGCTCATTAAATTTATCAAAAATAAGTTTGAATATGCTATACATTATGAATATAACCGCACCACCTAATATAATAAAAGCAAGCATAGCAATAATTAATTCTAAATCAGTTTTCATCATCATCATCTTCCCCAATATAAAACTGAAATTGCTCGACTAAAAATTTGGCTTGTTCTCTAGTAAAATTTACTTCCTGTACTTGGCTACATGATTTAATGAGAAAATTAACACCGCCACTCTCTCCAAGCCCAATATAATATGTTGCAGGTTGATTTTCATTCATGACATCCTTTAAATCTAATTTGTATGCCTCAGCATTTTTACTAAATAGATTCATTCCTCACCTCCAATGCCGTGTGCTTTTTCTATTGCTCTAACTAAATTAATTGCGTACTCATGTTTACTCGTTAACTCTAATATTTTAATTGAACTCAAAGGCTCACGTTTTTGTGGTGCTGTGTAGAGAGCCGTCCAATTTTCACTATACTTGTTACCGTCAGATAGAAAACATCCACCAGAATCATTCATCCAAGCCACAGGCTCTTGCTCAGGTTGGGCTAATAATTTTTCAATCTCAGCAATTAGTATTTCAGTTCTTTCTTGTGCATCTTCTGTATATTCTCCGATCACATAAAGTACCTCTTTCAATAAAGCTCTTTCTTTACTCATTCCCCACCTCCAATGCCGTGATGTTTTTCAGCAAATTCAACACCTGCCCAATAACTGTAGGGATGTGTGGCTTCATCATCAGCTTTAAAAGCGTTTAATACATATATATTAATTAAAGGCTCACGTTTTGGCGGAGCTGTATATATCTTTGTTCCTGTTGGCAGTTTTTGCAATTTTTTAAAGTCGTCTGCTGATACATGGAAAGCGGTGAACTGATGACTTTCTAGTTTTGTTGCCACTGGCTCTTGCTCAGTCTGCTCAGATTTTACTGGTGGTGCAGTGTATAAGGGTATTACGTTACAAGCTTCCTCGTCTAAATCTGTAGGTTTATAAGCGGATTGTCTTCTATATCCTGTTTTTTTATCTTCCAGTATCCAAGCTTCAGGCTCTTGGGTAGACTCAGGATGGGCAAGAAGCTCATAAATCTCTTTGTATAGATCATAACTGACAAAAAAATCTCCTTTGTTGTCGCCAGATATAACTTTCTCCAGCAGCTCTCTCTCAATGCTCATAATAATTGCCTCGAAAATCTATAAACAAATTGCAATCCATTTCTTTTAATTCCTTCATTGCATCCATGTGCCAGAAATAATCTTGAGTGTCTATTTCAATAGACAAGTACCTAGCACAATCTTGCTTTTTATCACAGTTACTACCAAGACATCTGGCATTTTCAGTTGGGAGCGGATATTTCATCTTCATGTATAAGACCCTCTTTCATTTGTTGAATTGCAGTTAAAGTGTTTTCTAGAATAAGAATGTTTTGGCTATCAACAGTAAACGCAATGCCATGTGATGACACAATATTGTTAAATTCAGCCACTTGTATGGGCGTAATTGATTTACCCGTACCAATACAGTTAAAAGCTAAAAACGTGCCTGAAACACACGCTATTATGTCAGGAATGGCTGATTTTTTATAGCCAGTAGTAGAAGGGCAAACATAATAAATTTCCAGCTTATCAAGTATAGCTTTTGTATGTGTTTTTACTTCAGATTTTTTCATAATAATCCTCTAATTCAATGTAATCTCCCACAAAAGGAGCGTTTGTACCTATTGCTTTACGATAGTATTCCTGTAATGCAATTCCTTCCCAGCCATCATACCAATGCTTAGGTACGCCTTTGGTCTCTTGTTTGACAGTTGATAATGTGCTTATTGCAACACCTGTTTTTTTTCCAATGTCGTATAAGCTATATCCTTTTTTATGTAATACTTGGAGTATCAAAGAATAATCAACATCCCTAGCCATTGTTAATTCGTCCATCCATTTGTTTACGTCTTAATTCATTGCAAAACAATTCTACTTTTTTGTTTTTATGCATGAACTGAACTATTTGAGCAGACATACCGGACAAAACTATAGGCTTACTTTTTTTCATAAAAGCACAGGCTTCACGGATATAAGGTATCCACTCCATTACTTCAGCTCTGTTAAACAAAACTGTTCCATCAAAATGTAGTTCAGTATGCTTTGGAGCTAAATACTTCTTATCTTTTAGGATCTTTTCAAGCATCAACATTTTAACGCCAATTAACTTGGCGATTTCTTTTTTGGTGATGTTTATCTGTTCATTTATCTCTGGCATTTCCCCAATCCTCTCTTTTAATTTTCTTGCTCTAACTCTAGCATTTATTGATGCCCGATTTTCTTCACGATAGCGTTGATTATGTAACCTTCTTTTTTCTTTTTTCTCTTCTTCTGTCAACATAATAAATTCTCATAAAATTAATAATGTGCTGGATTAACAATTGAGCCGTTATCAATAACCGCCAGCCTTTACTTTTGATTATGCCGAGAAAGTTGGCAGAACATAATCATTAGCATTGTTAAAATTTCAAGCCTCCAGCGTAGCCTAGCTACGTCCCTGTCTTTTATTCAAAGAGTGCGGTTACACTGCCTATAAAATTTGTTTATTTCCCACACTCCATCCACAACCGTTCAGCTAATTTGTGCTTAATAGGGTTATTTGTGCGTACAGCATGTCGATACTGCCTACCAAGCTGTAGGCAATGTTTGCTTGTTGGTTCTTTTGCAAAAGCGGTGTTGCTGATCGCCATTAATATTATGGCTGTAATTATGTAATTTCTCATATAAACCTCAAAAAAATGCCCAGTCATAAGCTGGGCGAGTGGTTTCTACCCTAAGGAGGTAACTGTTTTTACTGCTTGCCAGTTCATGGCAGTTTGAATAAGTTGATTTATTGGTTCATGGCGATCTTCAAATCTTGGTGAAATAACCGCATGTTCTATAATTTGAAAAAACTCTGAACCATCGCTGTCAATGATTTCTCCATTGATTAATGCTTGGCAATAATCAACAAATGATTGTGCAATCATAGTACCACCAATTTCACAATCTGTTAGCATGTTATCAACCAGATCATCAACTTGAAGCTGAATACCAATTGCGTCATCATCAAACTCATATTCAAACTCTTCCGCCATGCAATCATAAGTTACTTGACCTTTCATCAGAACTCACCTCTTGGCGTTACAAATGAAGGAACATTGCTAGGCAATTCTAGCACCTGATAGATTTGCTCCTCTCCCTTCAGATTCTTTTGGATAATGAAGCTACCGCTACGGGTTTTGTGAATCAAAGATGCTTTATCGTTGTAGGAAAACGTATAGCCAAAGATAAAACCGCATGTTAAAGCGATTGATAGTGCGATTATTGCTATTTGTGTATTACTCATAACTTCTCTCTAGTTGTTGTTAATGTGGGCATAGATTAAAACCAATAAACAATCATGTCAACCCTAGATTGACATTTATTAACGCAATGCGCTCAATAGCCGATTCTGCGTGGCATCTTTCTCATTTATAACTTGCATCACCCTGCCATCAATGCCGTCTTTTACAACTAAATGTACAATACGTACGGGTTTAGTTTGCCCTTGACGATGTAATCTCGCATTGAATTGTTGGTAATATTCTAATGACCAACACAATGAAAACCAAACGGTCATACACCCACCGTCATAAAGGTTGATACCATGTCCTGCTGATTGCGGATGAGCTAATAACAATTTAATTTCACCTCTATTCCATGCTTGTATAGTTTCATCATGTTTGTCTAAGCGTACTGCTGTTGGAAAACGTGCCTGTAGGCGTTCAAGATCACTTCTATAGTTATAAGCTACAAGGATGTTTTCGTCATTTTGCTCAATTAATTCAGCTAGAGCATCAAGTTTTGCGGTATGAATTTCTCCCCAATTCTTATATTCATCAACATATATTGCCCCGTTGCAATTGTGGACAATAAGTAATTGACCTGCGTCGCCACGCACAGTAAATCTATTTCTTTTACCGCAATTTACAATGTCATAGACTCTTTTTTTTTCTTTATCGGTTGATTGAACCATTGAGATTCGTCCCATTTGTACCGAAATATCCTTGCATACAATGTTACCGTTTTTATTTTGTAAAAAACTGACGCTTGAGTTACCGTCATTTTTCCATTCGGAGTATTTATCCAACGGTTCACACGAGTATTGTTTGATTGCTCTTGCACAGTTGCCCAACGACAATTTTCTTTCGAATAGCCTTTTTCGTTGTCCATTCTCTCTAATGTCAAATGATCCTGATAACTTTCCGACATATCTTCCCAAAAATTTTTGAAAGAAACTTCCCATTCTTTGCAAACCAGTATCCCTCTTGCCCCATAGTTTGAAAAATCCTTGTCTTTTTTGTTCAAACACCGAGAACGCATATTTGTCCAAATTCGATAGGGTCTTGTGCGAGCCATACCGTGATGGGATAGACCTAATCGTTTGCGACCTTCCAATATTGTTTCTCCAAGTGAACATCCGCATGATGCTTTTCCGGGTCTTAACGGTCGATTGTGCAAATTGCTTCCAATGCGAATAATCTCGTTTCCACATACACATTTGCATAACCATGTTGCATTTTTGTTTTTGCTTGTTCCGGCTTTCTTTAAAACCGTCAGGTAACCGAACGTTAGCCCTGTTAAATCTTTCACTGGCATTACCATTTAATATATCTCCGGCTGTTTCCCATCCCGATATTGTTAAAACCTTGTGTTCGGGTGTCATTTTTACACCGTCCAATTTTATTACATCTTTATATCCGTTGCAAACTAATTTGGAATAGTTTGACCATTCTATACCGTCCCACAACATATCGTTTTCGTGTAATATTTCTATTGGTTTCCAACCACCATCTGTTAATACTTCAGTACCTTCAGCTATGCAATATTGCAGCAACTTATTAGCTAATACAGCAGCGTTAATGGCTTCTACTTGATGCCCTTCAAACTCTATGAATAAATCACGCTCAAAGGCTTTATATAAAGCTAAACTTTTACTATCTAATTCTATTTCTTCTATCAAATCAATTCGATCTGGCAATTCCAAATAATCAGCGGTTTGCATTGATAAACTATAAGGTTGCATCAGTTTTTGAATTGATGCTTGTGCGCCTTTTCTTGGGGTAAAGCTATATCCCATATAATCTTGCTCAAAAAAGCGTTGCTTATATGCAGTCATCGTGCGCCCTAATGAATTACCATAGTCAACAAGATAACATTGCGACCACAAGTCTAATAGCCCATTAGGGGAAGGTGTACCCGTCAGGAGAACCATATACTCAACAAAAGGTAGTATCTTTTTCATGGCTTTAAAGCGTTGGCTTGCAGGGTTTTTAAATGAAGAACAATTATGAACTAAAATCCCTTCGGCAAAGTAATCGTTAATCCCGTCTGTTTCCAAATTGTATACTGTTCTTCCACTTTCACATTTGATATTCTCAATATAGTCCACCCTAACTGTTGAAGAAAGGTATCTTTCTTTTCGTCTTGACGCTTTCGCGATCTGTGAGAGTTTCCATCCACCTCTATAGCTATTTTTTTTGAATAAATGCCAAAATCTACTTTGTAACATGTTGGATAACCCGACCCTCTTGGCATTTTGGTAGGTATCACACATTGCATTTTCCATTCGTCTGATAACATTTCTAACATTAATTGTTCGCAACGTGCTATTTTTCCATTTCCACCTCTTGTTATCGGTCGATGCCCACTTTTCTTGTGTGCATCGCTTAATTTTTTCTTTATTTCTTCTGACCATTCTTTCCCTTTGTTCCAAATTTTTATTTCCCCATTTGCATATCTTCTTTTTGCAGTAGTTCCAGATTTTAATAAAATAGCTGCTCTTTCTTCTGGGGTTTTCATCAAATGCATTTGTTTCTTTGAACAAGTTTTGCTGCATAGCTGATGAGTCAGCTTTCGTTTCATAAAAATCGTTCCGCACAAAATGCAAGCCCCTACATCGCCATGCTTGTACCCACCCCTTTTCTGTTGCAAAAGGATGATCTCTTGTACATTCAATTGTTGATCCATCGGATAAATATAATTTAACGAGTTCATTTGTTTGTTTCCTAAAAGTTTTTGTAATAGGCATTTCACCGACAGATGTCATTACTAAATCACCTGTTTCAAGATGTTTTATATCACGAACTCCTAAAGGGGTCAATATCATAGTTCCTTCAGGGAAACATTCATCAATAACCACCATATCAAATGCCCATTTTTTACCGTAATGATTAACTAACCATTGGACATTTTCTCGGTTAATGACATAAACATCGTAGTCATAGTGTAAAACTTTAAGGCGTGCATTTTGGTCACCCAACACCCTAGCTACAGATAAATGTTTAGTATGTTCCCATTTGCGTGATTCTTGAACCCACACAGAATTGGCTACTCGCAATGGGGCTATTACTAATACTTTTTTTACTAATTTAGTTTTTAATAAATCGCTAATAGCAGTTAATGTTGATACGGTTTTGCCCAAACCCATTTCTAACATTAAAAATGAGCGTTTTTTATCTTTTATAAAATCAACAGCTCTATTTTGATATTCGTGTAAATCAATTCGGGAAGGCATTAACTTGCTCCATACTGTCTATTACTCTTACATCAAACCCCATAGCTCTTCTGCGGTCATGGTCATTTTTTTGAGCTATTGTTGGAACTTTACCTAGTGCTTTGCACTCTACAAAAATAATACGTTTATCAGGGAGCATAACCAATCTATCAGGTACAAAACGTCTACTTGGAGAGGTATATTTTTCACATGTCCCCCCTAATTCTTTTACTTTTTTACATAATGCTTTTTCTATATCTCGTTCAAGCATAACCAACTCCTGTTAATAATTCATTTGCTTTCATAATGTAATAATCATAATCAATATCAGTAGGAAAAGTATCTGGCAAATCCATAAGGGGCATACATCCTAAACTTAATGGCACTTTATTGCCATTTTTAGCATAGGTTATAGTTACTTCTTTCAATTCTGGTATTGACGTATGGTAAAATCTTATGGCTTTTCCTAAATATGTATCCTGCCACATTGCACCACCGGTAACCGTACGCACAGTCACAAATTTAGTAATGTCAGTGCATTTTTTAATAGTTTGGCTAATCGGTTTACCTGATGCTATTTTAGCTATTACCGCTTCATAAATTATTTGCCCGTCAGGGTTCTTAGACAATGACGGATCAGCAAAACAACCTTTTCCTTTTGTCTTGCCATCAGTTTTAACTGCTAAATAATTATTAACATCCCTTGAAGCTATTATCCTATAATCTGTTTGTTCAAGATTGTAGGTTGTTTTTAATGTCCATTCAGCAAGTAGTTTCTGCACTAACTCACTATCTTCTGCTCGATATTTAGTTACAATTCCATCAGTGTTTGCACTAACAACTTGTATATTATTTTCTTCTAATACTTCAATTAGCATTAGCAAACTTAATTGCCCTGTTATAGTAGTTTGTAGTAATAGTTCAGGTGAATATAAAGCACTAAATCTGCTTCCAAATTTGCCGTATGAGCCATTGAGTTGTATTTTTTTACTAGCCTCCTCAGTCTTATACATATTTAATTGTGCTTTTGCTTCAACCAGTTCTTTCTTTAATAAATTTATGTCTTGCATCAGACGCTTCCTCTATAGTTTTAAAATATCCAATATAATGACGGACACCTTTAACACCCACTCTGACAATATAACCCCCATCAACATGGGGTGTGACTCCTCTTACTTTTGTTTTAGAATTATTCCACACGGTTTCATTTGAAATGGATTTTATTGCTTGCTCTTTATCAAGATGGAGCATTTTTATAAAGGCTTTTCTAGCCTCCACAGCTTCTTGAAAAGTTATAAAGTGTCCAATATGATATCTGACACGTTCGTAATCGTAACGTGCTGAAAAACCAAAGTTTGTTTTTTGTATCCCTCTCTCACCGGAAGTATTATTTTTAAATGTCCGCCTGTTATCACATTGTTGTGATCGAGTTGCCCATCTACAATTATATTTTGAATAACCCAGATCGTTATCAATACGATCTAAACTATGATATTTAGATGGTTTATCACCCATATCTTTTAAAAAATTTTTAAAACGATGCCATTCTTTGCAAACCACAATACCTCTAGCTCCATAATTTAAAAATGAATTGTCTTTTTCAAAATAACATCTTCGCATCATGTTGTGCCAAGTTATGTATAAAGGATGTTTTACACATTCTTCTTTATCCCCTCGTTTACTATAAGGTCTTTTTGGTAATGGCATTTTCGATCTCTCTTTCCAAAGTTTCAATTCGACATTGTAATTCAGAAACCATTTTTTTTGCAAATATTCTACGTTCAACAATAGATTTATATAAGGTTAAAAACTCTCTACCCATATTTTCAGGATAAAGTTCTTGTTGCAAAATAATACTAGGATAAAAAGAAGTTACATCAAAATCGCTTATTAAATAAGTAGATGATGCTTTTACTAATTGGCTTTTCTCACAACTATGTAAACCACCAATCCCCATTTTATAAATAGTGTTACCTATTGTTATTTTTTGTCTAGCCAACCACGTTGGCATCTGTACAGAGCCTTTAGCTGACAAAGTAAATTCTTGTTCAAGCAAACTATTATAAATATTAATTAGCTCTGGATTTTTAAACGAAATAATCAAAGGGTCTTTATAATTAAAGACAAATCCTTCTGCATAATCTTTGGGGCTATATGCATCATTAGTTATAGCATTAAGTTCTGATTTAATAACTGTTTCAGCAATTTGAGCATCAGATTTAGAACGTAAATCCATACCGTAGGTGGCTTTCATTTCTCTACGGAGATTTATTTGAGGTAATAACTTGTTATAAAGAAGCTCCGTCAATTCCAAATCGTTTTGACAATAAAGTTCTAATATTTCACGTTGTTCTGGCGAGATAGAACTTTGTGGGTCTATAGGTAAATCTTGCATCTTTTGAGTATGCAATCTACCACCATATATCTTTAATGACGCAACTCCAATGGCAACTTCTATAAGGTCAATATGGTTATAATTTTTTACCGTTAAATCTTTATCTTTTAAAATCTGATAAGTGGGTTTATCACTTAATATTATTTGATTTGATAATTTATGTAATTTTTGACAATCCCATCCTGCTAATGCTCCAGATATAATTGGTAGATCATAGTTATTACCATTAAAGCTAATAAGTTCTACTTTTAATATTTCACCTAATAGTTCTTTATTTAACTTACAATCAGCGTGCATAGGAATTTTAGTAATCTTCCCTGACTTACTATTTTTAGCGCAAAAAAGAAAGTAGTCTTTATAACATTCCACATCAATGAATACTGCCATTGTTGGTCCTTGTGATGATAAAAAAGCCCCAATTAAGGGGCTTAGTTGATAAGTATCAGTTTAAAAGTATTAGAATTCAGACACATCTTCAAAATCATCAACAGATGCTGATGCGCCATCGGAGAATGGTTCACCATTTCTATAGAATTGTACTGCACTCAAATTACCTAGTATTTGTTTACCACCTTTTGGGTGATCTGAATACCAGAAATCTAATATGGCATTTACGTAACAACCTGCGTATAAACGACCATCTTCTTCCGCTAAAGGTGTTTTATCAGCATCAATTAGCAAAGGTCTTTTGGTACTTCCGGCTTTAAGAGCCATCATACCTTCATAACCATCATATTCCTTCTCATCACCATCTTTAAGAGCAGTGATTTTTAAACCTTTAGGGATTTTACCTTCAAATTTTTCTTCTATGTAGTCATCAATCGCTTTTTCTACTTTTTTATGAGTAGGTGAACCTTTTTCAAACAAAAAAGTTGCTTCAAACTTTGTTTCGACACCATCAAATACAGATTTTTTGAACAAAGATGGGAAAGAAAGACGTACATTTTCTATTTTAATTTTTGACATTTTATTTTTACCTTTTAGTTTTGTGCCTTAATTGGCTTGTAAAGTCTACATTGACATTTGCTAAGTGTCAAATTTATTTTAATCAAAATCATCAGCCGAAACTGATATTGATCTGCGGTTATCGTTTGCCGGCACTAATGTTGGTTTACCTGCTTTTTTAATAATCAAATCATTAATAATATCCATATTCTTTTTACCCAATAACTTCTCAGCTTTGGGAACTGATATAAATGATTGTTCAAACAGTTCTTCATGTGTGTATAAATTTGTTAAGGTTGTAACTGCTAATGCCTCATTAGTCCATGTGCGGCTACTGCGACCTTCTACCAGTTTAAAACCTTTAAATTCTTCACCATTTTCTAGTTTGTCTTTTATATAATCTTCTACTGCTGACAGCCATGACTTAATTAAAGGTGCATTAGTCAATACTTGTGTCAACTGGGCATCGGTTAATCTGTTTACTGGCGTTGTATCGCAGTTATCAAACTCACTTAATAGTGTATCCGTTGTTAATTGCAGTAGTTCTGGGCATAGGGGTTTATGTCTGCACCATCGGCATTGTTCATCACCTGGTGTTCTTGGGGCATCATCAGATAAGGCTATTGTTGCTTGTTGTTTAACAAATTCCCCCCACCGGTACAACTCGTCAACAGTGGTAGAAAACTCATCTATATGGTCTAGGCGTGGTTGCACTATTACCATATTAACTTTTTTTATTTTATAGTTAAGGGGATAATCAGATAACGCTCCAAGTGCATAAAGTTTTAACTGGCTATTTTCATAAGCATTAACTTTTATACCTTTTCCATACTTCAAATCTACAATAGTTAATAGATTTTCATCAGGGTTATAAATTATACAATCTGCTGTACCAAACCCTTCAGGCGCATAATCTGAAAAGTCTACTCGTTTTTCTATTTCGACCCTTCCCTTTATTAATGCAATAAAATCAAGATAGACTTGTATGTTGCTACACATTTCTTTAGTAATAAAGTTAGCTGACCCATCTAACTTTTTACCTTCAAAGTCAAAAGGGTTTAATTCTTTGCTCAAACACCATTCAGCCAACTCATGTGCATCAGTTCCTTCTTGAGCAAATGTACTAGAAATATTGGTGTAAGGTTCTTGGGCTTTTATGCTACCAGTACACTTTAACCAAGTGTGTGATCCTGATGCACTTAATTTCGCATGTGCTGTCATTTTTATTTGCGCCTTCTATTAAAACAAAGTAGAGTGTCAAGTCTACATTGTCATTGGGAAGAAAGCAACTATGAATACAGAATTAATTATTAAGCACTTTGGTAATCAAAGGAAGATGGCATTGCGACTTGGTGTAAGCCGGCAATCTGTTGGGGAATGGGCAAAGTTAGGTACTATTCCAGCCAATAGAGCCATTCAGATCGAGAAGATAACCAATGGAGAACTGAAGGCTATTGAGATGCCTATCATAGAGCATCGGGGCTAATATGCAAACATATACTATATCCAGAGGTGAAAAGACAAGTGCTAAGTGTACACTTAGAACCGCTACTTGGGAGAAGTTGGTCAGTGTGTTTACTACTCACAAAGTTGGTAAAAGTAAAGATGAACATGGTTATTTTGTAGGCGGTACTTTTGCAAACAATTACCGCAACGCTGAGAACATGCTCAGTAGAAGTTTGGTTACTATTGATGTTGATAGTTATGAGGGTACTGCTGAAGATGTTTTGTTGGAGCTTGAACACACGCTTCCTTATGCATTGGTGGCTTACTCCACTTACTCCAGCACTGTTGATGCTCCACGTTTTAGAATAGTTATACCTTTAGCTTCAGAAATACCTGCTCAGGATTATGAACCTTTTTGCAAGGCGTTGGCAGATGAGTTTAAAGAGTTTAAATTTGATGCTCATGGGTTCAAGCCTGAACTCGCTATGTATATGCCATCTGCATCTGTTGAGGGTGTTTATGATGCTTTTACTTTTAGCAAAGAAGGTGAGTTATTAGATATTAATGATTTTGACATAGAGAAGTTTAGAGCAATTGAAGATGGTTATTCTTTTTCTGAAGGTGATTATGATTTAGAAGCATTGGTAGATGACCAACCTTTGTCAGATGTTACTGATGAGCAAGTGGCTGAGTGTTTAGAAATATATAAAGCTGAAGGGATAGTTGAGTATGAAGATTGGTTGAATGTTGGCAGGGCTTTGTATCATCAGTATGAAGGAAGTGAGGAGGGTTTTAGTATTTGGTGGCATTGGTCTGTACTTGATCTTGCTCGATTTGATGAAAGTAAAATGGATCGTAAATGGAAATCTTTTGCTAAAAAACGTGTAGGCAAAAAGCGATTGACTTTCGCTACTGTCATTATGAAGGCTAATGAACTAAAAGAAAAAGAGGTGTTGGGGTATTTTGAAGAAATAATGAACCCTGCTGAAGTTGTGGATGTTGAACACGCTGATGGCACTGTTGAAGTTGTTTCTGTTGGCAATGGTGTTGTTGTTGATGTTGATAGTTACGACAAGTTGCGTAAGAAGTTAAGCAAAACAGCGTTAACATTATTTCCTGAAAGCAAACGGCAATTACTTGCTCAAGAAATTTACGAATCTTGGGGGAAAGAAGTTGGTGTTAGCAAAGCAACTATTAAAAAGGAGTTGATGCCTAAAAAGAAAGAAACCGTTAATGAGTTAGTAGCTAGTGACTTTCCTGAGTGGGCTAAAGATTGGATTTATATTGAAACACGTTGTAAGTTTCATAATATTATTAAGAATTATAGTTTAAACCGAGAGGCTTTTAACCAAAAGTTCAGTGGCACTATTGAATGTAAAGATGAAGAAACATCTGCATCGCAATTAATGAGTGTTAATTACCCTATGCCAACTGTTGTTGATGGCATGTACTTTCCGCTTGCAGGTGAGTTTTTTGAGTATCAGGGTAAGGCTATGCTGAATACCTATAGGGTCAGTGATGTTATGTCTTTGGCTAGTTTAGAGAATCAGGGTGAGGGTAATATTGATGCTGATGGTCAAAAAGTAGTTGATTTGTTTCTGGCACATGTTCGTATGACTTTTGCCAATGAGCGTGAACAGACTATTATGTTGGATTGGATGTCCCATATTGTGCAAAACCCTGGTGAGCGTTTACATTGGGCTTTATTATTGCAGGGCGCACAAGGTACAGGTAAATCTTATTTTAGTGTTGTGATGCAGGGTATTTTAGGGCGTAATGTACAAAAGGTTAAACCTGAAGCCATATTGGGTCGGTTTTCGGCATGGGCTACAGGGTCTGTTCTGAATATCATTGAGGAGATTTATGTATCCGGCAATGATAAATATGCTTTGATGAACAAGATTAAAGATTATATTCGAAATGAGGAATTGCAAATTGAAGAAAAAGGTCAGGATCATAGGAATGTACCTAATTTTGCCAGTTATTTATTTTTTACTAATCATCCTGATGCTTTGGCTATTACTGAAGATGAACGGGCTTTTTGCATTATTTATGGGGCTATTCAATCCACTGAGCAGTTGTATAAGGTTTTAGGGGGAACGGAAGCTGCTGATAATTATTTTGAAACTTTGTTTTTGGAAACTAGAAGAAGAATAGATGCTATTGCTTGTTATTTAATGAACAGGCAAATTAGCAGTGATTTTAAACCTAAAAGTCGTGCGCCATTGACAAGTGCAAGAACGGCTATGATTAATTATTCGGCAAATGTGGAGGTTGAGCATATGCACGATTTGATTGATAAGTTTAATTGTGAAATTATAAATGAAGATGTTATTGATTTAACCTATCTGGCATCTTGCATAAAAATGGATTTTGAAGCTGATGGCATTCAGTTACCACCAGCAAAAATGACTCAACATATTTTGTTAGGAATGGGTTTTCAGAAAGTTCCTAACCGAGTTAAGATTTCAAAAAATGATGGTAAGAAAGAAAAACACACTGTTTGGCTGAAAAATTTTGAAAATGGTGACCCACGCATTTCAGCAGTGCAAAATTTTTACAGAAAGTGTGATTTTTAGATTTTTAGATTTTTAGATGAAATAGGGGTCACCACTTGGTCATTTGGGTCACCATAAATAGGTATGGTGACCCAATGGTGTCCCCTAGTAAGTTATTGATTTTTATATTATATATACTATATGGGTCACCAAGACAGGGTAATATAGGTAAAATCGGTATCATGAGAGAAATATATATTTTTTACTGTATAGGTTACATAAATGCTATTAAGAAATAAAAAAAAATATATTCTCTTATAGAAAAGACTGCGATGGCAAAAATGGTGACCCACATGACCCAAATGGCATATTTGTTATAAAAATCAATTAGTTATTAGGGGTCACCATAAATTTAGGGTGTTTTTATGGTGACCCACGAACAAGTATTTATTTTAAAATCAACAAGTTATCTTAAAAATGATAAAAATTGGAAAATTATGAAAAGAAAAATGACTAAATGGTACTTAATGCCTATTGCTTTGGTGATAGGGTTTTTTATTGGTTTGTTTGGATTGATGTTATGGTTGATACGTTAAAGATTTTACCCTATGCCATTTGTGTTATTATTTTTATTATTGTGTTATGGAATGAGTGGGTTGAGTGAATGAAACATAATCATTATTTTAAGAAGGTTACCCATTTAGATGCGGTTGATGTGTATCGAGTGTTGGAGTTGTTTGAAATTACAAATCCTTGTTTGCAACATGCGATTAAGAAGTTGTTGTGTGCAGGAGCTAGGGGAAGTAAGGATGAACAGCAAGATGTGCAAGAAGCGATAGATGCGTTGGAACGTTATCAAGACATGAAAGCTGAAGAGGAAATGAAATGATTGAAGTAATGATATGGGTTGCTGTTGGTTATGTTGCTGTGCAATGGCTTTATTTCGAGATATTTAAGGATTTGTTATGAGAAATAAAAGATGAAAATAAATTATCACAAAATATGATATAATTAAAATGTGGCTAGGTAATGCAAACCGAAAACCCTTAAGCAAGGTTGCCACATAACTTTTCGCTTAATAATTCTATGCTAAAGGAATTTTCAAATGACAGAACTAACACAAAAACGTTTAAAAGAATTATTATCTTATGACCCAGAAACTGGTATTTTTACAAATCTTACGCAAAGAAGTAAAAAAATAAAAATTGGTAATGTTGCTGGATGTACTGATGAATTAGGTTATAAAAAAATTGTACTGGATGGATTTATATACAGAGGACATCAATTAGCTTGGCTATATATGAATGGAAAATTACCTATTACAAGTTTAGATCATATTAATGAAATTAAAAATGATAATCGTATTTGTAATTTAAGAGAAATAACTAAAAGTGGAAATGCACAAAATATATTAGCACCACAAACAAATAACAAGTCTGGATTTAAAGGAGTATGTTTAAATAAAAATAGTGGTAAATATAGAAGCACTATTAATATTAATGGGAAACAAATATCTTTAGGTGAGCATATAACGCCTGAAGAAGCTTCAGAAGCCTATTTGAAAGCTAAACGTGAATTACATACTTTTTGGGTAGAGGATAAAGTTGCATGAAATGGAGTATGTTAAAGTCCCCTCCTATTAATTTATTTAATGCGCCAATGCAAGTAAAGATATGTAAGCATAAAAATAAGGCAATCTATGTTTCATGGAAAAAGAAAGAGTGCATAGATTGTCATAAGGAATTTCCATTGTATGATATAAAAATACAACATCAAAGGTAATGATTAATGGCGTTAAAGACAAGTAACAAAAATAGGAAAAAGGTAATGAGGTTTAAGGCAAATGAGAGTTCATACAAAGCCAAAGATTAAGTTAGATGGTAGACGCTGGAAATGTTATTCTAAAGACAGGATAGCCTATGGTGATTCACCTAAAATGGCGTATGTCAATTGGCGTACACCAAGTTTTATTTATTTTTAAAGGAAAAATGTAATGAGTACAAATGGACACAATAACAACCAAACTTTTGATTCAGGTGCAATACCTGTTAGAACTGTGTTTGGTACAGTACCAACATCACCTACATATACAACAACTAATGCTGATATAACACCTGTAGCTACACCAACTGATGTAATAGCATTGATTGGTAGTGCGACTAAAACTATATTGGTGACTAAGTTTGAGATAACACCAACAGCAAATGCTAACGGTTCGTTGGATTTTTATGTTTATAAGCGAACAACAGCAAACACTGGTGGTACATCAACTGCAACAGCTATTACGCCTAATGATTCTAGCAATCCAGCACCTACAGCAGTTGCAAAGTTATACAGTGCTAACCCTTCTGCATTGGGGACAGGTTCATTGGTTCGTGCTACTCGTATTACTTTAGCCTCTAAATCACCCAATGGTATCGCTGTACAAACATGGGTGGAAGCTTTTGGTACAGGTAATCAACAGCCTATTGTATTGCGTGGTGTTAATGAATCATTGTGTATTAATATGAACAGTCAAGCATTACCAACTGGTACAGAAATTTATTTTACATTGGAGTGGGTAGAATTGTAAGTAGCTTGCTTGCTGAAGGAGCTTGCTTGCTGAAGGCATGTGTATATATTTATGGGGATAATATTATGGCGATGACACCACAACAAGCTGGTGGGGAAGCTAGGGCTAAGGCACTTAGTTCTGAGCGTAAAGAAACTATTGCTGGTGAAGGTGGAGATGCAAGGGCATCATCATTAACACCTGAAAGACGGCATGAAATAGAGGTAGAAGGTGGCAAAGCATCGCATGGTAGCCGATTTACAAAAAAGTAATACGTTGGTATAGGTTTGAAAAGAACGTGGCTTAGAAGTGAAATTCTTGGCTACGTTTTTTTGTGTTGGGATGTAGGTGTTGGGTGTTGAATGTTGGGTGTTGGGTGTTGGGTGTTGTGGATATTTTTGGAGAATGTGGGGATGTTGGAAAAATAGGGGATTTTTAGCAGTTTTTATAAGTCATTGATTTTAAACAGTTTTTATAAGTCATTGATTTTAAACAGTTTTTATAAGTCATTGATTTTAAACAGTTTTTATAAGTCATTGATTTTAAACAGTTTTTATAAGTCATTGATTTTAAACAGTT